AACGTCGGCCAAGCGTGGGCGTATGATGGCACTGGCTATGTGCCAACGTCATTCCTCCTTGCCTCCGCTGTGTCTGCCTACGGGTTGACGCTGGCGAGTGCGGCTGATGCGGCGGCGGCGCGTATCGCATTGGCGCTTGGCACATCTGCAACGCTGAACGTTGGCACTGGCGCAAACCAGATTGTACAGCTTGACGGTAGCGCACGACTGCCAGCGGTGGACGGTTCGCAGTTGACGGGTATCACGGTAGCCGCGGCGGGTAGCAACACGCAGGTGATTTACAATGATGGCGGTGTGTACGCTGGAGACGCGGGGCTGACCTACAACGCCAGCACGGACCGACTGACCGTGGCGGGCGGGCTTGTGACACCAGGGATGCGACCGGCGAGCAATGGAACATCGGCGCTTGGCTGGTTCGATGCGGTGGGAGCACAATTCGTCTATGGCGACACCGTAAACCGAAGAATTGGTATAAAGACGAGTTCACCACAGGGCGATCTGTCATTAGCGCAGACAAACGGCGGTGATGGGATATATATTCAGCGCGGCAGCAACTCGCTAGGTGGCACGGGGTATATTTTTCGCCTACAAGACAATGGTGGCGCCAATACATTGTGGAGCCTGGATACGAAAGGCAATGTCGCCAGTATTGGCGTGTATAGCGTTTCACCTACGTCGAACAACGCCGGCACACTTTTCTCAGTCGGTAACACATCGACGCTGAACAACATCTATCCAGCATTTGTCTTTCGCAACTATTACACGACCGGCGGCGCAGGTAGTATGCTGCTGATTGGTGGCAAAACCGATAGCAGCGGCTCGAGATTTACGGCGTTAGATATAGCACCGCACATCAGCCAAAGCGGCACAAATGGTTTTGCTATTGTGCGTATTACGCCATATTTAGCCAAAACGGGTAGCGGAACGAAAAACCTAATTGATTTAGGCACCAACACGGCAGCGGATGGCGGAGGCACACATACCACTGCTTTTGCTATCGGCAGTGATGGCAAGATCAAGACGGATCAGGCAGGCGCAAACACCAACACGCCATCAGGTGCAACGGCGCACGCAATGCCTATTTACAATGTGGCGGGTACTCTTCTTGGATATATCCCAATTTATGCAAGCGCATGGTAAGAGACACAAACACAATGAGCATACAGATCACCGACTTTCCTTCTGAGTTTTTGGCGCTAGGCTATATCCAAGCCCGCAATGCGCCGCGTGACACCATCAGATATGGGGTGCGGCCAAACGCCATCAAGTGCATGGCGGAATACGGACGGCTACTAGTCGCGCTGCGAGGTGGCGACGTAGAAGCCGGCATACCTGACATGAGCGGCATGGCGACCCACCACGCCAACGCAGTGGCACCGGTTACGCCGTTCGTGGATTTGATGCAGGCGGCGATGCATATCCTAATTGACACGCCAGCACTGATTAACCAACTGGCTTTGCTGCAAGGCGAGACGGTCGCGCCGATGGGCGAGGAGATTACCGATCAAGTTGACCCGACCGAGTACGGCGCGCTGCTGCTGTCAATGGTGGCGGCTGTGCAGACGGTAGGAGCGCTAATGCAAGGAGGTGGGGAGTAATGGAAGAACAAACACAGGTGGAAGCAACGCGAGCCAAGACACCGGAACAGTTATTCGTTGAATTTCTCCAGCAACATGGCCTAGTTGCGGAGGCTTACGCCGTGGCGCCAACCGGAGACGCCATCAACGCACGGGCCTATTTACCGGCTGGGTGGCGATTGCTTGTGAATGTAGTTGAGGCAAAGAAGAATGGCGTATAACGTTGTCATCGCCGCCGACTTTGGCGCCGCTAATACCGGCCTGACCGTCCACGGCAAGCTATTCGGCACGAACGGCAGCCAGGTAGGTAGCACGATCACGAGCGGCTTTGTCGAAGCCGTCAGCGGGCTATATGTGTACGTGCTGCCTGCGCCTGATTCGCAAGAGGGTGTGTTCGTTACATACGACAGCGCTAACACTGCGTTGCGGCGCGTGGCTGTGATTGCGCCACGGGAGACGGAGAACAGCGATGTCAAGGCGAGTACGCTGTCCACGGCACTGGCGACGGTTGACACGGTCGTGGATGCCATCAAGGTTGTCACCGACAATCTACCCGACAGCGGTGCTTTGACCACGTTATTGGCGAATGTGGCGTCCATCCTGGCCGACACCGGCATCGATGGCGTGGCAATAGCAAGCGCCACAATGACCGGAATTGCCGACGCTGTGCTAGGTCGCAGTGTGGCGAATGTTGAGGACGCCGCCAGTATCTACAGCATTGCCGGCTTGATCCTTGCGCAGTTTGAATCAAGCGCACCAGGTACAACGTGGACTATCAAAAAGACCGATGGCACAACCACGTTTGCTACCCGCACGCTAACCGAGGACATTAACGCCAAGCCGGTGACGGGGGTTAGCTGATGTTTCGCCTTCGCTGGTGGTTGCCGTGGCGCCGTGGACAAGCGAATATCCGCGCCGACTGGTGCATCACTGGCGCCGAAACCGTGTCGGATTGGGCACTGACCGGCACAGTACCAGGTGACTGGACGGTAAGCGGCGCTATCGTTAGCGACTGGACATTGATCGGCGCAACGGCGTCCGACTGGACGATAGCCGGCGCAACTGTGACGAATTGGACATTGACTGCGGAGGTGATCTGCTGTGGCTGTTAGCGCAAATGTTGGGGATGTAGTCAAGATTTCAGGCAACGTCAAAACCAATTCGGCAGACGTTGATCCGTCCGTGGTCAAAGCATGGACACGTTCGCCTGCCGGCACTGTCACAACCTATACCTATGGCGTTGATGGCGCCGTGACAAAGGTTGACACCGGCGATTATGCCGTGACCTTTGACGTAGACACCGCCGGCACATGGTGGTGTGGATTCTACAGTACCGGCACAGGCAAGGCGGCGTCCGACGATTATCGTGTTGATGTGCAGCCGAGCAAGCGCACATGACCGACGCCCAAGTAGCGGCGGCGCTGTTGGTTCTGCTGCTGCTGACAACGTGGGCATACGACAGGAGATATAGAGACATGGCGAAAAAGGGTAAAAGCGGTAAGGGTAAGGGCGGGAAGAAATGCTGAATCTAGCACAGGTTGCGTTTGATGCATATTGCAAACATCGAAGCGGCATTACCTATGACGCAAAGCCTATCCCGTCATGGGACAATCTGACGCCTGAAATTCGAGAGGCGTGGGGTGCGGCGGCTCATGCTATTTTACGCGCCATTTCGGAAAGCTTTATGAATGGCGCGACGGGGCAGGTGTACATATCGGAAGGTACGCCGCCTTATATGGATGTCGCCAACGACCTGGCACGCAAAACGCTAGATCTGCCGACAGATTGCGATGCGTTAGCGCCGACGTTCGAGGAGCGACACGCAGCGAATAACGAAGCGTTGGCGGAGATTCGGGCGTTCGTGTATGGAGAGGCGAAGTAGTGGCACTGTCGATAAAGCACCAGCGTTTTGTGGAGGAGTATCTACAAAACTCAAACGCCACTGAGGCTTATCAGACTGTTTACCCTGGGGTAAATCGAACAACCGCGGCGTCAAACGGCTGGCGACTTTTGAGAACTGCCCGCGTTGCAGAGGCGATTCAGGCGAGGCTTGATCAGGCTGCCATGCCCGCCGATGAAGTCTTGGCACGCATTACGGATCATGCCCGCGCTGACATTGATGATTTCCTGGACGCTGATGGCGCTTTCGATTTGACCAAAGCGCGCCGGGGAAAGCGCACAGCGTTGCTGAAGAAATTGAAGACCAAGACGACCACACGCACTGTTGGCGAAATGGAAGTGCAGACCGTTGAAGTTGAATTTGAACTACACGACGCCCAGGCGGCGCTGGTACATTTGGGAAAGTACCACAAGCTTTTTGCTGATCGCACTGAGTTGACCGGCAAGGATGGCGGACCAATAGAGACAACAGATGCTACTTTCACGGACGAACAAAGAGCTGCTAGAATTGCTGCCATTTTTGAAGCCGCAAGAGCTAGACGAGATCGACAAACTGTTGAAGGCGGATCAGACGATATGGCGCCCGTTGCCGGGTCCACAGACTGAAGCATACTACTCTAATGCCGATGAGCTTTTTTATGGCGGCGCTGCCGGTGGCGGCAAGACTGATTTGATTCTAGGTCTAGCACTTACCCAACACGCAAAAAGCATCGTGTTTCGCCGTGAGTATCCGCAGCTTAAGGACATGATTGATCGTAGTCAAGCGATCATCGGCATCAAAGGTAGATATAATGGTCAGGCGAACATGTGGCGTCTACCTAAATGCACTCTTGAATTTGGCGCCGTTCAGTACGAGGGCGATGTGAGTAAATACCAGGGTCGCGCTCACGATCTAAAAGCATTTGATGAGTTGCCAAATTTCACCGAACTCCAGTATCGATTTTTGATAGGCTGGAATCGCACAACAAAACCAGGGCAAAGAACGAGGGTTGTTGGTGCAGGCAATCCGCCAACGAATGCTGATGGCGAATGGGTCATAAGGCGTTGGGCACCTTGGATAGACAAGCAGTATAGCAACCCTGCAAAGCCTGGTGAATTGCGCTGGTTCGCTATGATTGACGGTGAGGATGTAGAGGTAGAATCAAGCCGACCATTCATACATAAGGGCGATGAGATAAAGCCGAAAAGTAGAACATTTGTACCGGCGCGATTATCTGATAACCCTTATCTAATGGCAACTGATTATGGAGCAACCTTGCAGTCATTGCCAGAACCGCTGCGAACACAAATGCTTAAGGGCGATTTCTTCGTCGGTGTAGAAGATAATCCGTGGCAAGTGATACCGACTTTATGGGTTGACTTGGCGCAGGCAAGATGGAAGCAACGAGGCAAGCCAGACGCCGCATTGTCAGCATTGGGCGTTGATGTCGCTAGAGGTGGCAAGGATAAAACGGTGATTTCCCAGCGCTATGGTAATTGGTTTGCTCCACTGCTAAAGTATGCAGGATCTGAGACACCAGATGGGCCGACCGCAGCAGCAAAAGTGATAGCAGCTTACGAGCCTGGTGTGCGAATCAATCTTGATATTATTGGCGTTGGTTCCGCTGTGTACGACGCAGTAAGGGCTAATGGAGTAAAGGTTAATGCAGCGAATTTCGCAGAAGCATCGTCTGCCACAGACAAAAGCAGGAAGCTGCGCATTGTCAATAAGCGGGCAGAAGCATATTGGAAGTTGAGAGAAGCATTAGATCCGCAAAGTGGTGAAGATATAGCCTTGCCGCCAGATTCAGAATTAAAAGCCGACCTATGCGTTCCACGGTGGAAACTTACAATGCGGGGCATTCAAGTGGAAAGCAAAGATGAAATTATTGACCGCATCAAACGTTCACCTGACTGTGGTGACGCTGTTGCTTTGGCTGCGGCTGGACCGTTAATCTTTGGCACAATAGAACCAGAGAGCTTAGTCGATTTTGCATAGGGAGACACATGGACAATCAAGAGTTGCTGAACAAGGCTGAACGGATAGAGATCGTCAATATTCGCAAAGGCGACACGCTTGTGCTGACCATGCGCCCCGGTGTAAATCCGACGCTTGAAGACAGGGACCAAATTGTAAAACAGTTACATGCTTTCTTCCCTGACATTCAGATACTTGTGTTAAACGAGTGTGATTTGTCCGTTGTTCGCGAGGGGAATTGATGACCCAATCTACACCCGCCATCACGTTGCAGGCACGCATGGACGACGCTGGCGTGCTAAGAATCCACAGCATGAACGGGCAGCCGTGCGATATGATGGCGATTCCATCCGGCGACGCGGAGCAGGCGTATCGTATCAGCATGAGCATGGCGCAATACTGGCGCAAGGCGTTGGGGCGCGAACCGTTGCCCAGTGGCAATCAATTGAAAAAGGCGGCATATAGTGGGCATCATCGATAGATTGGCGGCGCGGTTCGGGTACCGCAAGGCGGACCAAGTGCAGGCGGACTGGCTGCGGGTAACGGCAAATGATGAGCGGTGGGCGATACCGGATCGGTCGCTACCACAGGCGCAATCCGAATTGTACTTGCGCTTGTCATGGGTGCAGGCGGCTGTGGCTGGTGTTGCGCGCACGGCTGCTACAACTGGATTTAGTGTATCTCAATTAAAAGGCGAAGACACACAAGGCGTCGAAAATCATCCATTCGAGTTATTGCTACGCCGGCCCAACCCATTGCAGAGCCGCTTTGAATTACTAGAGGCGACGATTAGTTTTCACGCATTGACCGGCAATGCCTACTGGTGGCTAAATCGCGCCAATGAAAATGCTGAGCCGAACGAGATTTGGATTATTCCACCACACCGGATTCAACCGGTACCCGATGGCAGGATGTTCCTACGTGGCTACATGTACGAATCAGATGCCGGCGAAAAAATCCCGCTAGAGCGTCATGAGATTGTCCACTTTAAGCGCTTTCACCCGCTCAATAGCTTTGTGGGCTTATCACCAATTGAAGCGCTGGCTACCATAGCGCAGGGTGACTTGGCTATGCAACGGTGGAACACCAACTACTTTGACAAGGACAACGCCAAGGTGCCAGGTGCGCTAGCATTTGCTGACCCAATTGAAAACGACGCATGGGAGAAAATCAAAGCCGATGTGAATGCCAAGCATGGCGGCACAAAGCGCCAGATGATGATGCTGCGCAACGTGGGCAAAGGTGGCGTGCAGTGGATTAGTATGGCGCTATCACAGCGTGACATGGAGTTCCTGAGCGGCCGCACCTTCAATAAAGAGGAAATCTTTTCAATCTACGCACCTGGTTACGCCTCCATGCTGGCCGTGAATGCCACTGAGGCCAACAGCAATGCCGGAAAATCCACCTTTATGGAAATGGCGGTGTGGCCGCAACTAGTCAGCATTGCGGAGAAGATCACCAATGATTTACTGCCTGCCTATGGCAACGATCTTGTGGGCGCTTTTGACGACGTGCGGATTGCCGACCGTGGTATGCAGTTGGCAGAACAGAACGCGGCCAGCCAGGTGCAAACGATTGACGAGCTACGGCAGGGCTTCTACAGTATGCCGCCCCTAGCCGACAATAAAGGCGCACGCCTGCTATCTGAACCCGTACAGCAAGCGGCAGCACAGCCTGACGAAAGCGCTGGGCGTGTTCAGTTGGCGCAAACCTACAACTATCAAATTACCGCCGGCATTATTACCCGTGAAGAGGCGCGGGCAGGGTTAGGATTACCACCATTGCCACAGCCACCGCCATCGGAGTACAAAGCCAAGTTCGAGGCAATCGCCGCTGGTGTGGGGCTTGGCATTCCGCCGGAAGCGTTGTTCCAGTTAATGGGATTACCGCCTGCATTGCTACCATCCGTCGATTCCGTGACCGTCCAACCACAGCGCCAATTGCCAGCGCCACAAGAGCAACCACCGCCGGACCAACCGCAGGGCGCGCCGGCAGATGCGCCACCGGATACCATGCGCCAACAGGAAGCGAAAGCTTACCGCAAGTGGCTTAAGCGTGACGAATCACGGCAGCCTGACGGATTTAAGGCGGCATATCTGACCGACGCTGACAAAGCCACTATCTACGCTGACGTGCGAGACGATAGCGCAAAGGCATTGCGATTTATTCCACGTGGCAACGATGAGCCATTGCCGCCTGTGCCATCTGAGCTACAGATTACTGATGACGATATTGAGCACGCCATAGCGGCGTGGGATCGGACGTTTCCCAATTATGCCGGCTTGCTCGAAGCCGATGCGCAATCGGTCGGGAGTGACCTATAATGGGACTATGGTCATGGGACTCCGCGTCTAGACGATACCGTGTAACGGCAGAAGGCGCGGCCACGCTCAATCAGACCGCCGGCACGTTCGTTGGTCAGAAGAAAATGCTCGATTTTCGCGAGCAGATTATTGCGTCAAGTAAAGAACGCGTCAATGGATTGTCGGCCAAACTAAGCAAAGGTGACATCAACCTGAATCAGTGGACCCTGGCAATGCGCCAAGAGATTAAAGACAATTTTATCAATCAGTACATGCTTGCACATGGTGGACGCAATACGATGTCTCAGGCCGACTGGGGGCGTGTTGGCCATATGGTGCGCAACCAGTATCAATATCTGGACAGATTCGCCACCGACATTGCCGGTGGGCGCTACAACGAATCAGCGGTTGCATCGCGGGCGCGTATGTATGCGGAGGCAAGTAGCCAAGCTTTTGAGCGGTCAAAGGTGGCGGCACGGGGGATGCCTGACATGCCACAGTACCCCGGAGCAGGTAATACGCCATGTCTCAGCAACTGTAAATGTTACTGGGACATCAAAGAGAATGATAAAGAGTGGCTTTGCTACTGGACGTTGACGCCGACAGAAAACTGTGCCGGATGCATCACGAATGCAACAACGTGGAACCCGCTAGTGGTACCTAAGCTGTAGGTGGATAGATGATTGATTTTAAGATTATTGGTTATCAGCGCGTTGGCAATGCCCTGCGTATGTTAGCGTCAACGCATCCCGAAGTGATTGAGGATACGCTGGGTGAGTGGGCGCAGGACATACGCCACGAATTGAAGTCGATGCCCTACCCGCCGAAGCGACCGAATCAGAAGTATATCCGCACCGGACGGCTAGCGAATAGCTGGAACGTCAAGAAAGACAAGCCTGGGCAGGTATCCATCCAGAACTCAGCACGGGGTGACCGCGGGCAGTTCTATGGTCCTTACGTGGTCGGTGATGCCGATGGTGCCGACAGTCAGGCGTGGATGCATGAGGGCCGATGGTGGCTAGCCGCCGATGTGATTGGCGATTTTATGGGTGATTTGACACGCCGCATGAGTCGCGATATAACAAGTTGGTGGGAGCAAAACGGGTAGCAGTATGCGCATTTGGGGCGCATGGTTCGATGAACAGGGGTGAAGCATGACAATGAAATATAACCCTTACTTGGGTGAATGGATTGTTTTACCAGATGGCGCAACGATTAGCGATGAAGCCCTGAGTAAAGCGGCGCAGATTTACATTGGTGACCACGTATTCACGGTGTGCTGTGACAGATCGATGCCGGCCAACGTAATCAAAATGGTGGATAGCCACGGGCGCACGCTGTCAACGACTATAGCCGAAACCCATTGACGAAACGCCTGTTTTCTGGTATACTGTCAGCAGGTGTTAAGGGCACTTAGCCCAAACTAAATATAGATAAAACGTCTAACCGTCTTAATTGACCAGCGGCGTGTGATCGGAGAAATCCGGTTACACGCCGTTTTTTTTGTTCATTTTTCTGACTATGGCTGATTCGTTTGTACCACCTGAAAACGTCCGCAGTGCTGCCCGTCGGGGGCTAGAACTCCGCAAAAAGTGGGGGCGTGGTGGCTTGAGTAACGCAGAAGCCAGCGACGAAGGCATCGGCAGTGGTGTACAGCGTGCCACGAATCTGGCGAATGGTGACGCCGTAAGCTTGGACACAATCCAGCGCATGGCGAACTTTTTCAGCCGGCACCAGAAGAACTATAGACCCAACGTGAAAGAGTTCGACGGCGGGCCAACGGCCGGGACCGTGGCGTGGTTGTTGTGGGGTGGCAACGCCGGCAAAGCATGGGCACAACGCATATTACGAGAGCAGGAACGCATGGCAGGTAAGGCAGGACAGCGCAACAGTAGAAGCGACCGACAACGGATTCGCAACATTCGCCAGCAGGCGCAGACTATCGTGGCGACCACGCTGGAACTGGAACCAAGTGCCAGTGATGAGCCAACCATGCCCGCTGATGACATGGCGCAAAAGGCTGTGCAGATCGATCCGAACGCACACCCAGGCGCAATGGTAGCGCTGATGTTGTCACCTGAGCAGCAGGCGCAGTTGGCGCCGTTTCGTGTTGGCGACATGGCCAATAGCGAAGCTGACCACATTACGCTGTTGTACTTGGGTGACGATGCCCAGTTGATTACCGGCTACAAAAACAAGGTCATCGAAACCCTCGCCTGCATCGCTGATGAATGCGAACCGGTGGCCGGTAAACTGAACGGCTACGGGCGATTTAGTGGCAATGCCGAAATGTACCCCGTCTACGCCAACTATGACAGCCCGGCGCTGTTCAAGCTGCGCGCCAAACTGCTCCACGAATTAACCGAATGCTGTGTCGAACTGCCCGAAGACCACGGATTTACGCCGCATTTGACGTTGGGCTATTTGCCCACATCTGAACCGCTGCCAGCGCTTGACATGCCGGCGCTTGGCATGAACTTTGCAGGCTTCTCCCTCGTCTGGGCCGGTGAGCGCATCGATTACATGTTGTTCGGTATGGGTGAGGATGACGAAGGCGAAAACGAGGGCGGCGTGAGTATTGAGATTGAAGTGAAAGGCGAAGCGGTCAAAGGCTTTGAACTGAAAGCCGCTGAATCGCAGCCAATCATCACCGGCTTAGTCCGTGCCATCAAATCCGATGGCGAATGGGCGCTTGAAGTGTTGGGCGTGCCGTTTGGTGGGCCTAATGCTGGCAAGGATAGCGACGGTGAGTACTTCAGCAGCAAGACAAATATCTATGCTGACCGCTACCCGTCCGTGCCGGTCATTTACTACCACGGCTACGACGAAAACGGGCACCCGTCCAGCGAACCGCAGGTCATCGGCACGGCGATTTACAGCCACACCGACAGCAAAGGTCACTGGTACAAGACACTACTAGATAAAGCGCAGGCTTACGCTGTACGCGTCTGGAATGCAGCCAAACAGGGTATCGCACGGGCGAGCAGTGGCAGCATCACGCACCTCGTGCGCAAAGAACGCGACGGGCACATTACCCACTGGCCTGTGGCAGAGCTGTCAATTTTTGACGCAGTGGGCAAACGGCAGCCGGCGAATCAATACGCTGTGGCGCTGCCGGTCCTTAAATCAGTTTATGCAGCGGCGGGATTGACCTGGCCGCTTGACATAGAATCTCCCGACTCTGCGCAAACGCCAGAGGGTGCGGCTATAGGCGACGACCGTACATCGTTGCGAGGGCTGGCATCGGCAAAAGCGAATGAGACGGACACTCAACAAGACATTAGTTCTACAGGAGTTTTAGACAATATGAGCGATGTAAATATTCAGGAGCTTGTTGCTCAGTCTGTCGCTTCAGCGCTCGCCCAACGCGATGCCGCTGCCAAAGCCGAAGCTGACCGTCAAGCCGAAATCGCGAACGCTGTGAAGTCAGCGGCCACCGATGCCGCCAAGGCTGCACGTGATGCGATGCAAGCCGAACTAGACGCCGCCAAGGCCGCCGCCGATGCTGCTAAGGCTGAAGCTGCCGAGGCCCGCCGCCTGCCTGGTGGGGCGCCGCACGTGGCGAAGTTTGAGGCCAAGTACGACGGGCTATCGATTGAGGACCTCTCCTTTATGAGTGGCGTACTCAATAGCGCCAAGGGGATGCGCATTGACGGCCGCGAAAGCCCAGGCACGACCGAAGGTTTGCGCCGTGCTTTGGCCATCCGCCTGCTTGATTCCAGCGAAGGCAAAGGCGACGAATACCGTTCTGCTAAGAGTGCTATGCCTGAAGCCGTCAAGTCGATGAAGGCGAATGAACTCAACTATAGCACGCTGTCCAGTTACGGGGATGAATGGATCGGCGTGACTTATTCCACCCAGTTGTGGGACAAGATTCGGCTACAGACGCAAATCGTCAACCGCATCCCCACTGTGGTCGTGCCGCAAGGCAGCGAATCCATTGTGATTCCGGTCAACACGACCAGCCCCACGTTCTACAAGGTTGCACAGGCGACTGCGCAGGACAGCAATCCGGGGCGCGTGACACCGACCATCACCAGCAGCAAGATGGGCAGCACTAGCAAAACGCTGACCGTCAGCAAGCTGGGCGCTGCCGTCAACTATAGCGGTGAGCTTGAGGAAGATTCCTTGATCCCCTGGGTGGCTGAACTCCGCCGCGACCTGATCAACGAAGGCGCCGAAGTGCTAGAACACGTGGTTGTTGATGGCGATACCGCCACCGGCGCAACCACGAACATCAACGACATCGGCGGCACTCCTGCTGGCACAGAAGCCTTCCTGTTGTTTGACGGCTTCCGCAAGCTTGCCTTGGTCACCAACACGGCCAACAGCCGCAGCGCTGGCACGTTGACGATTGAGGATTACCTGGAAACCATTAAGCTAATGGGTCTGGGTGGCAAGAACGCCGTGGAGAAATCCCGCGTCAGCTATATCATTGACATGTTCACGCACTGGAAATCGTTGGAACTGGCCGAACTCAAAACACAGGATGTCTACTCGATGCCAACCATCGAAGAGGGTGTTTTGCGCCGGGTGTACGGCTACGATGTGCTGACCACCAACAACATGCACCGCGCCAACCAGGATGCTACCTACGGGCTGAAGGCCAACACGGCCGGCAAGATTGACCTGGACACCGCCAGCAACAACACGACCGGCAGCATTTTGGCCGTGCGCTGGGATCAGTGGCGCCTTGGCTACAAGCGCAACTGGACATTTGAGGT